CAGACGTACCTGGAGCGCCGAGCCGCCGACCGCATCGCCGAGGCGACCGAGCGCCAGAAGATCGACGACGAGTACGAGGCCCAGATCGTGGCGTGGGCACGCGATGCCATGGTGATGCTCTCCGACCACCGAGACGACGTGCCCGACCTCGACGACATGCCCGGCTACGTCATCGACCGGACGCTGCCGGTGAGGCTGCTGAACCACTGGCGCACGGTCCCTTTAGCCCATGGCGGCCCCTCGGTCCTGGTGTAGACCCCGGCCCACCCCGGCCCCTGGCGGGACAGTGGATCGACCAGTTCCTCATGCTGTACGAGGCCCTGGTCCCCCTCGGGTTCGACCCCCGCACCATCGACACGATGGAGGTCGTGGAGGTCGCCTCGATCCTTCGCCGCTACGAGGACACCGGCGACGAGGACGACTCCGGCCCCGGCCCCAGGACCGGTGAACGTGACCTCATAGCCGAGCGCATGGCCCATGCTCGGGGAGAGGGACCGGCCCCGCTTCCGGGCACTCCACGTCCCGACCCGGAGGGCGCTAGTAACCTCGGGTTCATGGATTTGGGCCGGATCGACACCGGCGGCTGATCGGTGGCCCTCGAAGAGCAGCTTCTCCTGTCGATCGACGACGCCCTGAACAGCGTCGGCCAACTCGAAACCGCCCTCACTTCCGCTGCCTCGCTCTTCGCTTCATCGCTGACCGAGGCCCTGTCGGTGCTCGACTCGCTACAGGTCGGCACGGTCGACGCTACCGAGGTCACCACGGCCATCGACGCCGCTGTCACCGGGGCCGATCTGGCTCCGGTGGTCACCGCCGATGCCTCCTCAGTCACTGCTGACATCGACTCGGCCGTGGCCGCTGTCGACGCCCAGGTCACCCCGAGCACCGACGCCGGATCGATCACCTCCGACATCGATGCTGCTGTGGCTGCCGTCGATGCCACGGTTCCGATCAATGTGGACGCCTCCGCTGTGGCCGGCGAGATCGACGCCGCCGTGGCCGGGGCTGACTCGACGGTCACCGTTGGCGCCGACACATCCCAGGCCACCGAGGCCGTCAACCAGCTCGGCTCGGCTGCCTCCTCGTCGGCCGGTGGCGTGGAACAGCTCAAGGGGGTAGCCGAAGGGCTGGGAACGGCAGCCGCTCTGGGCAAGGGAGAGGTTGGGGCACTCGGTGAGGCTGCGGGGGGGCTGGGGGCCGGGGCGGGGGCCGCTGCTGCTGGGGTGGTGGCCTTGACCGGGTTCACGGCCGAGTTGTTCCACGCCGCCGCTGAGGGGCAGGTGGCAGAGAACAAGTTCGCCTCCTCGCTCGGCGACGTGGCCGAATCGGTGAAGCACGTCAACATCGGCGGGCTGAATGAGGATCTGGTGGGGCTGGCCACCCGCACAGGTAACGCCAAGGATCAGCTCCTCCTCGCTGACGCCAAGATCGGCGACCTCGGCCACTCGGCGGGTGCCACTGACCCTCAGATCGCAGCACTGGCCGAACAGATCAACGTCGTGGCCATCCGAGCCACCACCATGAACCCGAACCTCGGCGAGGCCGGCGACGTGGCCGACCGGCTGGCTGGGGCCTTCGCCCGTGGTGGCCGAGCGCTGATCCCCTTCGGCATCGCCCTCACGTCGAGCGAGATCAACGCGCGGGCGCTGCGGGATACCGGCAAGTCCACAGCGACCGAGCTGACCCTGTTCGAGAAGGCCGCTGCCGGCGCAGCGATCACCACCGAACGCCTTGGCTCTCATCTGGGGACCGACATCAACCAGGGAGCCAAGTCGGCCGAGGTGCAGATTCGCTCGCTGAAGCAGGAGTTCCACCTGGCTCTCGAAGAACTGGGCAAGCCGCTCCTCGACCCCCTGGTGCGGGCACTGCGGGAAGGACAGCCGTTGCTCATCCAGATCGGCACCGATCTGGGCCACCTAGCCGAGGCTGTTCTGCCTCTGTTCCAGAAGGGCATCGAGGCCATCGCTCCCCTGGTCGGTGGGGCATCGGTGGCCTTCGGGCTGCTAGTCAGTGCCCTTGGGCCGGTCGTGGACCTCATCGTCAAGATCCCGACGCCGATCCTGACCGCTGTGGCCGCCTTTCTAACTCTCGGGCCTGCCGTGTCGTTGGCCGGAAAGGCCCTCTCGACCTTGTTCTTTGCCATCCCTGCGGGGACTGAGGTGATCGCCGGCCTGTATTCGGCCCTCGAGTTCTTGACGGGGCCCGTGGGATTGATCTCCATTGGGGTCGGGGTGCTGGTCGGTACGTTCCTGTCCCAGGCCGCCGCTGCCCGCAAGGCCAAGGAGGACAACCAGCGGTACGCCGATCAGCTTCTCGATACGAAGAAATCCATCGACGCCGTTCTGGATGAGGACATCACCGGGAAGTTCAAGGGCCAGTCTGATGCCATCCTGGGTGTGAGGACTTCACTCGATGTGCTTACCCGACAGGCCAAAGAGGGCAAGGACGGGTACGACGCCTTCCTCTCTGGTTTGGTACGCACAGGCCAGATCAGTGAGACGACCAAGGAGGCGCTGCTATCGACCGGACGATCGCTGAAGTCACTAGCACTAGACAGCGGTGGAGCGGCGACGGGCGGCGAGCACCTGAGCCAGTCCACCATAAAGCTGGCCGACAGCTTCCGGGCTGCCTCCAACGCTGCCCAGAAGAGCGCCGAGACGGCAGTGAAGGACTTCGCCGCTCAGAGCCAGGCCAACAAGGCGGCCGTGGACGGGGCCGAGGCACAACACAAGCTGGCCAACGGCCACACCGACTTTCTCGCCGTGCTACGCCAGGTGAAGCCTGCCCTCGACGGCGAGGCGGCCGGCCAGAAGGGGGCGGCGGGGGCGGCCGACGCCCATGCACAGGCCCTCAAGAAGGCCGACGACGCCCTGAACGCCCTGGTGCAGTCCGAGCTAGCCGCCTTCGATTCGGGGATCAAGCTGGAACGTGCTCAGATCGCCGCCCAGACCGCCGCCATCGCCCTCACTGCCGCTCAGAAAGACGCCGCTGCCGCCGTCACGGCTCATGGCGCAGCGTCGACCGAGGCTCGGGATGCGTCGATCAAGCTCCACACCGCCGAACTGGACGTTGAGCAATCCGCCCTGGCCGTCGCCTCTGCCAACATCGAGGCCCAGAACAAGACGCTGGCCCTCACCGGGGCGTCACTGAGCGCCGAGCAGCAACAGCACATCACTGCCGAGGCCTTTCGACAGACCGCCCAGACTGTCGGAGTGGATTCGCCGCTCGGGCAGAAGCTCATTCAGACGGCGAACCAGCTTGACTCCATCCATTCCCCGCCCCCAGTGAAGATCACGGCCGACACGTCGCAGTTCGATGCCGCTGTCCGCAATGTCCAAGGGACCTACTTCGCTCCCCTGGTCCAACAGATCATCGGTCAAGTACAGGCCGGGCGCATGGCTGGTGGCCCGGTTGCAGCCGGCGATACCTACGTCGTCGGCGAGCGTGAGGCCGAGGTGTTCGTACCGTCGGTGTCGGGCACGATCTTCAACCAGGCCCAGCTTCGCCAGATTGTCGCCAGCGCCGCCAACCTCGGCATCGAGGCCAGGTCGCCTACCACGTCAGCAGCCCCGGTGACCCAAAACGTGAACGTGTATGAGGTGGCCGCTGATCCTCGGGCGACCGCCTTTGCCGTGTCGTCTCGCATCGGTCAGGCGGCCCGCCGATGAACGGGCTCGGGTATCTCTGCCTCGCCGGCACCGAGATCGCCAACGAGGTGAGGAGCCGCAGCTACCTCCTGCGGGGGCTGGGCGGGTCGGGCTTCGAGGTGGCGACCAACGGGGCCGCCAATCCGGCTTCGCTCGTCTCGGGCTACAGCGACATCTACAGCGACATCTACGAGGGGGATACGTCGTTCGCCTCGGTGCTGGCCTGCTACTGCTCCGACCTCGACGACCCTTCCAACTTCGTGAGCCCGGCCGCCGACCATGCCCCCTGGTACGACTCGGCCATCCCCGCCTCGGGCGAGTTCCTCGGGATCGGGCTGGAAACCGTGGACCTGGGGCCGACGCAGATCCGGGCCGTGACGGCGCGGTCATCGGGTGGCGGGTCGATGGGGCGACTCCGGGCCAAGCCCCGAACCATGCAGTTCGCCGGGCACATGTACGCATCGACGCCACGGGGGATGGCCTACGGCGAGCGGTGGCTGAACATGGTGCTCGCCGGGTCGATGTGCGAGGCCGAGGGGGGCGATACGGCCGAGGTTCTGCCGGCGTGCGGCGACGGGGCGACGGGGGCCGCCAGCGGGTTCCGCACGCTGTACGAGGTCGGCCTGGTCGACGGGCCGGTGTTTACGCCGATTCTCGGGCATGGCGGGCCGGGGCACCGGATGCAGCAAGTGGCGTGGCAGCTCGTGGCCGCCAACCCCTACCTCCACCGTCAGTACGGGTCGGCACCCACGGTCGTTCCCCTCACCACGACCGGCGCCTACGTCTCGGTGCCCATTTCCACGACCGAATGGGGCGGGGAGGTAGCGGTCACTCTCGACATCGAGGCGGTAGGCGATCTGACCTCCATGGAGATAGCGGCCCGGCCGATGATCCCCGGCCAGAGCTGCACCTACGACCCCGCCCTCACGGTCAACACCTGCGCCGCCTACATCGTCAAGCATCTCGACAACGGCAACATCCTCACTATCGACGCCACCTCTCGGCGGGTGCGCGAGTGGGACGACACGTCGAAGTCGGTCAAGTCCGGCTTCGATGCGCTGGTGTTCGTCTCCCCCTTCCCCTGGATCATCGTTCCGCCCTGCTCGACGGTGTGCGTGACGCTGCGCCTGGCCGGGACGGGACAGGCCAACGTGACGGTTACCACCGAAGCTCGGGAGCTGTAGGTGGGCGCCGACCGGCTCGGCACCGGGGACTACACGGTCATGGTGGCCAAGCGGGGAGCGTCCATCCCCTTCGACGAGTTGGAGTTCTCCTCGCTCACCTGGGGCCGTGTGCTCGACGACATCTCCTCGGCCTCGGTGACGTGCGACCCCTACTCACGCTCCCGCAAACTGCTCGGCTCATTGCGGGAGTGGCAGCACGAGCTGTGGATCTACCGGGGCGACGAGCTGGTGTGGCGGGGACCGGTGACCCCGACGCCAACCATCTCAGAGGATTCGGTGACCGTGCCGGCGAAGGACTTCTTCGCCTTCTTCGAGCGTCGTGACCTCGAATACCCCCTGACCCTCGTCGACATGGACCTCACCTACATCTTCTATTACGTGCTCCGCTCGGCCACTGTGCGGGACCCTCACCCCGGCCTGACCCTGCTCCCGGCCCTGTCGGGGATCAAGGGGGAACTGACCGTCGACCCCGCCCAGCGATCGAAGGCTGCCGACGTGCTGCGTACCTTGGCCCGCTCGGGCGTGGACTTCACGGTGATTCGGGACGACCTCCTCCTCGGTGCCCCCGAGTTCCCCGGCATCCCCATGACCTACCTGACCTCTGACGTGGTGTCGGGAGTGACCATCACCCCGCTACCGACGGCATCGGAGGTGACCGTGACCGGCGCCAACTCAGGCGCGGCCGGGGTGCCGCTGATCGTCACCGTGGGAGGCATCGACCCCCTCATCGGCCTGGTGACCGAGACGGACAACGAGAGCGGGGCCAAGACCATGGCCGACGTAGCCCTCGCCGCTCAGAGCCGCCTGGACTTCTACCGGGGCGAGCCGGTGTCGGCATCGATGACCCTCGACCCACAAGCCCCGGTGTCGATCGCCCAACTGGTGCCGGGGTCCAAGCCCCGTCTCGGCATCGACCACCTCGCCCGCCCGCTGATCGGCTACTACCGGCTGACGAAGGTGGACGTGTCGTGGTCGGCAAGCGATACCGGCGACACTGAAACGGTGACCATCGAAGTGGCCCCGCTGGGGACGCAGGCGCCATGAGCTTCCGCCGCCCGCCCTTGACCACCGAGGATCAGCTAGCCGACCTCTACGAGCGCCTGAGACGGGCTGAGACGGCCCTAGCGTCCCTCCCGGCCCGTCTACTGGCCGACTCCCCATTCCTGCCAGACGGCCGCTCTACGGGCGATCTGCTGGCGTGGGATGCCAACCGTGGAGAGTGGATCGTCGTCCCGGTAGGCACCGTGGGTCAGCATCTCGTCGCCAACCCGGCGGGGCCCGGGGGGCTGCATTGGGTGACCTAACCCACTAAGCGGTACCCATCGTGGGTACGCTATCGACGTGTTAGCGAGAAGGGGAACGGATGCCTGAGCTGTGGATTCCTACTGCGGAGCGTCGCCAGGTCCACGCCGGCTGGGCGATGAGCGGTGGGCCGCCGAGGGTCGTGCACCACATCACCTACGACTCCCTGCGCTCCGACGGGTCGCCGGGCATCACCCTGGACAACGTGACCGACTACCTCAACTCCAAGGGGTACCAGCCGCACTTCGTCATCGACCCCGTCGACGGCCGGATCATCCAGCTCCTCCCCGCCGATGTCGGTGGCTCCGCGCTGGTGACGAACAACAAGACGGGCACGGCTTGCATCCAGATCGAGTGGTACTTCACCCCTGGCGTCGTTCGCAACGGTGTGCGGTACAACCAGCTGCCTGACACCCCGATGCACGGCCTGGCCGAGATCATGGCGATGGCGGCCTCGTGGGGTATCCCGGCGACCGCACCTCTGGCCCCCGGGGACCGCAACTCCAACGTGTGGTTCAACGTTGCCGGTCACTACGGGCACTTCAACGTGCCCGGCAACGACCACAGCGACCCGGTCTGTCCCATCGCCGCCATCCTGGCGAGAGCAGGCCAGGCGCCCCCTCCCCAACCACCCGACGACGAGGAGTCCACCATGGTATTGATCTGGCACAAAGGCGCTCTCTACCTGATCGCCGACGGCAAGCGTTCGGCGTTCGGCCTCCAACCTGTCGCCGCCGATGCCCTCAAGGCTGCCGGCGTGAAGGTCGGAGGCAATCCCGGCGACGACCAGGGGAACCTGTTCGCCGCTCTCGGGACGCTGACCTGAGCGGTGCAGGGAGACGAGCTAGCGATCGTGGCCGCCGTGGTCATCTGTGCCGCCGCTGTCGGTGTGGTGGCCGTGCTCTGCGTCCACTCCTGGCAGAGACGACGGCTGTGATGCGTACCGAGGTCGGGCGTGAGTGAGCCGGCGAACGCAGGACGCTCTGACGTGGGTAGGTGCGTGGGGCTTGCTCTTGTCCCAGTTGACGCCGTGGGTCCCGCACCGACCGGAGATCGCTGCCGGTGCGTTCGGGCTGCTCGGGCTGCCCTTCATCCGCACGGTGCAAGATGTGGTCAACCGCCTCACGTCCGAGGAGGACAAGGACCACGAGGAAGGGGCCAAACAGTGAGCCCCGCCATACGCCACAAGCCGGGGTTGGCTCCCGGAACCGGCGACTGCCTGAAGTGCAAGGCAAGGCGCAACCGATGGATCCTCTGCTACATCGCCGCCATGGTCACCGTGACCCCGTTCGCGCCCACCATCGGGCCTCTCATCGTCATTGCCGTGGTCGTGCTGATCCACGCCGCCGCCTGGATCAAGGACCGGTGCTGTGGCGAGCGGTGAGCGAGGGCTGACAGGCCACGACGGGCTACCGGGCGAGCGTGGCCCGCACGGCGACCACGGCCAGGGAGGACATGACGGGGTACCCGGCGAGCGTGGCCCCCAGGGCGACCACGGCCAGCAGGGCGACACCGGCGCCGAGGGACAGCGCGGGCCGAAGGGCGAGCCGGGCGTGGTCGTGCCCTCGTGGGTGACCCGGCGCGCGGTGCTGGCCTACTTCCTGCTGGTGATGGGAGTGGTCGTGGCGCTCGTCCTGGTGACCCTGGCCCTGTCGCAGATCCGCCAGGACGCCACCACGCAATGCCAGCGGGGCAACGCTCGCACCGAGCAGCTTCGCAACCTCCTCATACGAGCCCGGGCAGTCTCGGCGTCCAACCCCACGATCTCCCCCGAGCAGCGGGCGGCGGCGGCGAAGTTCTACGCTGACTCGCTGGCCGACCTGCCCCTCGTGGCCTGTCCGAGCGGGAAGTCCCTTCCCCTGCCGCCATTGCCCCCTGTCCCAGGGTCTACGCCGTGAGAGCCACCTGCGCCTGCTCGAAGCGCCACTCACCGCGCGTGGTGGCCACCGACACGCACCACATCCTGCCCCGGAGCTGGGGCGGGCCGGACGTGGCCTCGAACCGGGTCGAAATCTGCCCCACGAGCCATCGCCAGATTCACAGGCTCCTCGACGCCTACGTGACCGCCGGGGCCAAGCCTGCCGCCTCAGTGCTGGCCATGTACAACGACCTCACCCGGGCCCTGGCGGCTCAGGCGTGGGACCAGCGGCCGGCGATCCCGACCCGGACCTCATTGGGGGCACCATGACCGCTTCTCGGTTCCGCGCCGCTGTCGGCTTCGGCGGCATCGCTCGAGGTGGACTGACCCGGCGCTACGTGTCCACCCTGGCCGACGGCGGGCCCGGCAGCCTGCGGGAAGCGGCCACCTTGGCGGGGTCGTGGGTGAGCTTCGAGCCGGGCATGGCGGGCACGATCATGGTTCCCGATGCCATCGACCTGGCGCCCGACGTTCGCATCGACGGCACCGGGGCCAACATCACCCTGACCAACGGTGGAGCTCGCACGACGGGCCTGCTGCTGGCCAACGGCAACAACGTGGTGCGGAACCTCACCTTCAGCGACTGGGGCGATCTGGCCAACCCGACCGAGACGCAGCCGTTCCCCCACCCGATCTACATCACCGGCGGCGCGGGCTACGTGCTCGACCACCTGACCGTGAGGAACAACGGCGGCAAGATAGGAATCACTTGCGCCCCGAACGTCACCGTGGCGTGGTGCCACTTCCAAGACTGCGCAAAGGGCATCCAGATCGGCAACGACTCCGACATCGCCTGCAGCGGCGCCAACCGGGTGACGATCCACCACTCATGGTTCGAGCGGGTCGGGATCCGCTCGCCTCGGATCAAGGCGGGCTATGCCCACCTGCTCAACAACCTCATCGACCACTGGGGCGAGTACGGTGTCTACGCCCTCTGCGGGGGCCGCATCCTGTCGGAGGCCAACACCTACCGGCCGGGCGCCGACCCCAATGCAGTGCTCGTGAATAACAACGCCAAGGGGGACGCCAAGACGCCGGCCTGCACGGGCGACGGGTGCGTGCGGTCGGTGGGCGACGTGTTCGAGTCCGGGGCCATCGCCAAGTTCGGCGACTCGTCGCTGGTGGAGGCCGCGCCCTATGCCTACACCGTGGACCCGACGACCGGCCTGGCCGAGCGCATCATGGCTAGCGCCGGGGCCTGATCCTGTCCTACCCCTTGGGTTAGTATGGGAGCTACCGACCGACTCAGGAGGTAGCACCGTGCCCGACCCCGACCGCCCCAAGCTCCCCGACCTGCTCGCCGCCTATCGAGAGTGGGACGCCGACGAGAAGGCGGCCAAAGCGGCCAAGGCTGAGATACGGCCCGACATCGACGCCATCCTGCGGGCGCAGTACGAGGCCACCGGCGCCCTGCCGACGAACCGGGTCAAGGGCATGGGGACGGCGCTGCTCCAAGGTGGGGAGCCGGGCGTGACCATCTCGGACATGACCGCCTACGCCGACTGGTGCGCCGACCGCTACCCCGATGACGTGGAGCTGGTGTTCGTCGTCCCGCGCAAGCACGTCGACTCCAACGCCTTCGAGCGCATCAGGGAAACCCTCCAGCTCCTGTCCACGTCCACGGAGTCGAGGGTTTCGTCCCACGTCATCGAGGCCCTGACGGCTGAGGGTCACGCTGACGTAGAGAGTGGCCGTCTCATCACCGGCGAGGGTGACCCTGTTGAGGGAGTCCACGTCCATCGGCGCTTGCCCACGCTGGTCATCCGCCCCGCTCGGGATTGACCCCAAGCTCTCGACCGGGCCACGGAGAAACCTTTCCTCCGCATGGGCTGCCTGCGCTTCGGCGTCAACAGAGGCGTTTGCGATGTTCCGTCCTGAAGGTTGGCCCCGGCCCGGTTGAGTTCCTGTCTTAGGTATGCGTTAGTATGGGAGGACCGACCACCTACAGGAGGCTCCCATGCTCGACCTGCACCGAGATATGCGAGACGCCTGGCTCGACGCCAGGGACCACGGATTCGACGACCGGGACTTCGACGACGAGCGGGCGCCGGAGCCCCGCTGTCTGTCCTGCGGCGAGGAAGTGAGCGGCTGTGAGTGCTCGTCCGTTGCTGACGAGGATCTGATCCGAGTGGGTGCCCGATGACCGACGAATCCCCCCCCACCCTGCCTGTGCTCATGGGTCGAGTCCTGGCCGACGTGGCCGACGTGGGCAAGACCGAGAAGGCCCCGGCCAACATGGGCGGCTACAGCTTCCGGGGCATCGAGGGCATTCTCGGCGCCCTGAAGCCCGCCCTGGCCGCCCATGGCGTGTTCTGCCTGCCGCAAGTCATGGAGCGGCGGGACTCCGAGCGCAGCGTCTCGGGCAACAAGGTTCAGTTCGTCGTCGACCTGCGGGTGCAGTGGACCTTCCACGGCCCGGCCGGCGACACGCTCACGGCCGAGTGTTGGGGCCAGGGAACCGACATGGGCGACAAGTCGATTCAGAAGGCGATGACCTCGGCATTCAAGTCGATGCTCTGCCAAACCTTCTGCATCGGTGACAGCGGCTCGGACTCCGAGCGCCACGAGGTACCCGACACCGAGCGGCGCTCGACGCCTCCCCCCGCCCGCACCGAGGGATGGGCCAGCGCCACAGCCGAGCACGACGCCCACGTCGCCGTCGCTGCCCGCCTCGCCGCCCTGCCCGAGAACCACCCGGTGCGACTGACCGGCCGGGAGTTCAAAGCCGCCTATGGCTGGCCCATGCCGGCCGACGAACTGGGGCGGCTGGCGGCGCTGCTGCTCGACGCCGAGAAAGCCGAGCCACAGAGCGCCGATTCTGGCCCTCTGCCCCCCGAGACAGGGAAAGGGACCCACGACGCCCCCGAGGCCGCCCCTGGCCCGTCTGAGGCCGTATCCGGCGATCCTGGGACTATCGGTGATCTGATCGGAGCACAGAGCGAGGACGAGGACCTGTGCTCGCAGTGCGAGGCGCCGATCCTGCCCGACCACGAGAAACCCCCGATGGCCATGCGAGCGGCCGTGGGCGAGGACGGCAAGATGTACCACCGCTGCCATGTGCCCTTCCCTGACGCTGACACGCCAGCGCCGTGAGCCGGGACCTTGCTTACGACGCCGAAGTGGGCGCGGTCACGATTCTGGTGCGGTTGGAGGGCCTGTCGTTCGATCAGACCGATCCGGCGCTACTGGTCGCCCGGGCGCAAGTCCTGGCCACCCTGGCCACGTCGTACCGTATGGCTGACCTTGCACGAGCGGTACGGGTGGCCGGTGGTTGCCCGGCGAGCACAGACCTACCTCCCCCGCCACCGCCCGACGAGGAGCCGTTCTGATGTCCGTCCTGTGAGATGCCCCCACTACCACCGGATCGCCCTGCCGTGGGTGGCCTGCCTGGTGTGCAAGCCACGGCCCGAGACGGCGGGCGTGGTGCTGGTCGAGGCCGAACGCGACGCCGAGACGGACTAGCGATTCCTGGCCCAGACAAACGAAGGGGGACCCTCTGCGGGTCCCCCTTCGGCGTGTCCGTCGGGCTACGCTCTCGCCACCGACCACAGGAGGCAACCGAATGAGAGCAACAACCCACTGAAAGGATCAGCCCTTGAAAAGTACCACGAACGCCAAGGCGAAGGGGGAGCGGCGCATCCCCGAACGAGTGGACCTGCCCTGCGGGCTCCACGTTGGCTACCGGTTCCCTGGTGAGTCCCGGACCATCTGCGTTGCCTGCGGTCCCGAGGCCAGGCTTGGCTCACCGACCGACAGCCGTAGCCGCTGGGCCCGGGAGGGCGAGCGATGAGCGGCCAGTGCACCGGTTGGGTGCTGCAACACGGCCCGAAGGTCCGAGCGATGCGAGCCGTTCTCATCACCATCGCCGACGCCGCCAACCGTGACGGCGAGCACGCCCATCCCGGCAAGGAGGCGATGGTCGAAGGGTCGCTCTACAGCCGGGCCATGGTGACCAAGATCGTCCGGCGACTGGTCGATGAGGGATGGGTGGCCATCGAGGAGGAGGGCAAGGGACGGGGCCGGGCGACCGTCTACCGAGTGCTCATGGGCCGCCAAGAAGCGGCTACTAGTGAGCCTCTTTTGGACGGAAAGCGGCTACTTTCGGACCAGAAAGCGGCTACTCCTGACCCGAAAGCGGCTACTCGCCCTACCTACGAAACGTCGCCAACGGTTTATACAACGGAAGGTCTTTCAACGGGCAAGCCTGGTCGCTCTCGCTCCCTACCTGACGACTTTGAAGTCGATGAAGCGATGAGGGCATGGGCCAACGAGAAGGCACCAGCGGTGAACCTCTCGGCTGAGACTGAGAAGTTCAAGGATCACGCTCTGGCGAACGGGAAGCGGTACACCGACTGGCGGGCGGCATGGCGGACCTGGATCGGCAACGCCCGAGATTGGGCCAAGCCTGCTCGGAAGGGAACCGACTACCAGCCGGAGGCGGCTTCCGTGTCGTTCGTGGCTGGCCAGCTCCCCGAGGAGTTCCGGCCCGACTACGACATTGTTGACGGGTGAGCCTTCCCCCCCACGCCATCGATGCCGAGGAAAACATCCTCGGCGCCGCCCTGGTGTTCCCTGGTGCGGCCAGTGATCTGCTGGCCGAAGTGGTGCCTGAGGACTTCTACGTCCCGTGGCACCGGGAGGTGTGCGAGGCCATCCGGGTCGTGTTCGCCGGCGGGTACCGGGTCGAGTCGGCCGCCGTCCAGCTCGAACTGGAGCGCCACGACATCTACAAACGGGTGCCGGATGCCTCTGCCCGCCTGGTGTCGTTGGCCGCCCGGTGCATCGGGTCCAAGCCGCAGCGCCACATTCGTGAGGTGGTCGAGTGCGCCGCTCGCCGCCGGGCGATGGAGGTCCTGGGCCGGGCCCGGGCCGACCTCGAAGACATGGCCAAGCCGATCGAGGAGGTTGCCGAACAAGCTCGGGCGGCGGTCGGGACGATCGAGATGCCCATTCTCGACACCGTGCCCGACCCCGACCTGGATGCGTTCCTAGCCGTCGAAGATGAGTACGACTGGCTCGTGCCCGGCCTGCTTGAGGTGGGCGACCGATGCATCCTCACCGGAGTGGAGGGCAAGGGAAAGAGCTACCTGTTGCGCCAGCTCGCCGCCTGCTTCGCCGCCGGGGTCCAGCCGTTCACGCTGGCCCCGATCGACCCCCTGCGGGTGATGATCTTGGACCTCGAAAACTCCATACCGCAAACTCGCCGGGGCTTGCGCCTGCTCTCTCACGCCCTCGACGGCCACGCCCACCGGCCGGCGGCGGGGATGCTGCGCCCGGTGGTGCGGACTGAGGGGATCGACCTGCTATCCCGAGCCGACGTCCGGTGGCTCTACGAGCGATTCGAGGCCAACCGCCCGCAGATCGTCGTCGGTGGCCCGCTCTACAAGATGCACGCCGGCAATCCCAACGACGAAGGCCCGGCCGCACAGGTGGCCAAGGTCTGGGACGTGGCCCGGACCCGCTACGGCTTCGCCATGGTCATCGAGGCCCACTCCCCCCACGGCGCCGCCGGCCACGATCGGGACATGCGCCCCTACGGTGCCAGCCTGTGGCGCCGCTGGCCCGAGTTCGGCCTGGGCCTGGTGGTCGACAAGGACGACGCCAACGTTTCCCACCTGCGCACCTGGCGTGGGTCACGAGACGAGCGGTCATGGCCGACCAAGCTGCGCCGCGGTGGCGTCCTGCCGTGGACCGTCGAGCGCTCCCGGCCCGTTCCCAATCTCCCCGAGCCCGAGCTACTGCCCGGACCCATCAACGATGAAAGGACCAGCTATGCCCGATGACCCGCTCCGCACCGAGGCCCTGTTCCGACTCCAGGCGGCGGTCAACAACCTGCGCTACTACGCCGAAACCGGAAGGCCGGTGCCACCATCGATGGCGGCGGACGAGGCCGATCTGATCGAGGCTGGGATCCGTTGGCTGACCGACCCCGAAGCTATGGCGTCTGCCGCTGGTATGCGTTAGTATGGGTCTACCGACCGAGGAGGTAGCCGTGCCAGCCATCGACCAAGCCGACGAGCACCTGTCCCGCCAGCCCCTGCCTGAGCCGCCCAACATCGACGGCGAAGACGAGCCCCCCCCGCAGGGCAGTAGCAACCGCACCGTGCGTATGGACCTGCGCCAGGCGTACTACGACGCCCACGTCACCGGGCTACGCCGGGCGGGCTACGACGAGGGCTACGCCGCTGCGAAGGCAGACGTGGTGATGCACCTCGGTGACCTCGTGGCCGCGCTCGACGACGGCGACGCTGACCACGGGCAGGTGGCATCCGTGCCCGGCCTGCGGTTCGCCATCTCCGTCGTGCGGGGGATCAAGCGGTGACCCGAACCCGCACCGACCGCAAACCGAAGCGCCAGGCCGAGGCCAAGGCCCGCCAGGCTGAGTGGGACGCCCTCGACGACTTCCAGCGGCGTGCCCGTCACGCTGCCCGGGGTTATATCTACACGCCGAAGCCCCCTAGCGATGAGCGATGACCTCCCTCCTGTGGCTCGCCGGGGCGTGGTTGGCGCTTGGCGCTGGCCTGCTCACGCTGTGGTGCGCCGTGGCCTCGCACCGTCCTCCGCCCGAGTGGGACTGGGACGACAACGGGAGCCAGTGGTGAACGACACCGGCAGGCAAAAGGACGGGACGTACATCCCATGCCCGCAGTGCAACTGGACGCCGCCCATCGAGCGCAACCCAGGCCCGGGGTATCCGGTCCTTTCGACCGGCATCACCCACTACTCGGACTGCCCCACGATCCCCACCTTCACGCCGCAGGAGCGTCGAGAACTAGTCGAGCGCCTTGCCGAGATGGACCGAGTTCGGCGCCGTGGTGCCGCCGAGGCCATGAACTTCTGGATCGGGTGAGGCCAGTGACCATCTACCGCCTCATGCATTTCGTGGCGCTGCTGGCCGAGAGCCTCGCCGTCGCCGTGGTGGCCTCGCTGCTCATCATCGGCGCCGTGGTCACGACCTGCGACCTCGTACAGCGCCTGCGCCGTGATCCCCTCTCCGACCCTCACCGCCGGGCACTCGCCGAACTTCGGCGTCAGTACCTGCGGTCCCACTCTGATGGAGCGGGGTGAGCGGTGAGAGTCGCCGGCCTGGATCTGTCGCTGGCCGCTACAGGCGTGGCTGACGGTTCCGGGACACTGACGCTGAGGCCGAAGGTGACCGGGCCCGCCCGACTGGCAAAGCTGCGGGACGAGGTTCTGTACCTGTGCCAAGCCGCTCAGGTTGTCGCCATCGAGGGCTACGCCTTCGGCCGACCCAACCAGGCCACGGCCATCGGGGAGTTGGGGGGCGTCGTCAAGACGGCGCTCTACGAGGCGGGCATCCCCTATGTCCTGATCCCTCCCGGCACCTTGAAGAAGTTCGCCACCGGCAGGGGCAACGCCACCAAGCCGGACATGCGAATGGCGCTCTACAAGCGGGCCGGGCTTGACGTGGCCGACGACAACCAGGTGGACGCCTGGTGGTTGAGGGCCGCTGCGCTCGACTACTACGGCGAGCCGCTGATGGCCATGCCGGCGCTCAACCGGTCGGCGCTCGCATCGGTGACCTGGCCGGTTCTCACCCCGCCGGGTCCCTCGGCGGTGAGTTAGTATGGGTCCGATGGATACCGACCCCGACCAGGAGGACTCCCATGGTTCGAATCGCTGCTGTGCCTGACAACGCCCCTGAGAACGAACCGGCCCTCGGCTACTTCGAAGATGACCCGATCTGGGGTGCCAAGCTTCGGGTAAAGGGGCTCGGGGATGGCCTGTCGAAGCTGGCCGAGGTCGAGCCCGTCGAGTTGGGCCGGGGCCAGCGGGTCGCCCTGGTCATCGAGGCGTTCGTGGACTCCATCGCCTTCGTGCCCGGCAAGTCCCAGTGGGAGCAGGACGGCGTCGATCGCCTGCACGTCCTGCGGGCTGGATTGGTCACCATCGTGGATCCGGCCGTGGTCAAGAAGGCCCTCGACGCCCACCAGAAGCGCCTGGACGAGGCCGCCAACCGCCGCTCCCTGTTCGCCGAGCAGGAGGCAGCCAAGGCCGAAGCGGCAGAGGCCGACAACCCGGAATGACCACTGATCCCCTGGCCCGTGTCCTGGCAGAGATAGCCGAGGCCTGCCCCACCGAGTCCTACCGAGGCCCCGGCCACGGCATCCCTGCCACCTGCATCGACGCCTACTGCCGGGCCATCATTGCCGGTGCCAGCTACGCCGCCGTGGGCCAGGCTGCTGGCGTCTCCGATGCGGCGGTGCTCGGTGCCGTCCGACGAGCGGCCAAGGCAGGCAACCTGTCAGCAATCGATGCCGTGGAAGCTGCTCGGGCTCGTAGGGGCGTGGCCGGGCGTCAGGCAGCGGCCCGGGCGGTGGCGCCGTGAGCACGTCAGCGATCACCCCTGGCGAGCGGCGAGAACTGAAGGTGCTGGTAGCAAAGCGATTCAAGGTGCTCCGTTCTGAAATGGAGGTTCGCCAGCGGGAGTTGGCCGCCACCATTGACAACGCCATCGTGGAGAAGCACGAGACACGGGACTTTCAGCGGTCCGAGGTCGAACGCATGGCTCGCCGGTTATTGGAGGATGTGCAGCGTCAGGTTGACGCCGAGTTGAGCGAGCGTCGGGAGGTGGTGGGGATGGGCAGGTTCGGCATCGGCTATCCGGGCTTCCGGTGGGACGATGACGGCCGATCTGAACTGCGCCGGGCAGCCCTGAGCGACCTGGATGCCAAAGTGAAGGCGGCCAAACTGCGACTCGACCGGGAGGAGGTGGACCTACTCCAATCGCTCGCCATCGGCGCTCTCGAAACCGACGAGGCCCACGCCTTTCTCCGGGGGATTCCCACAGTTTCCGAGCTTGTTCCGGCTGCACGGCTGGAGGAGCTGGAAGCTTCTCTGGTCACAGACGAACCGTGAAGCGATCCGCTCCGCTCAAACGGGCCGGATTCAAGGCCACAACCGCCAGACGGCCGATTGCCTCCGGTCAGGCCCCCAAGCGCCGTCAGCGCCCGCTGAAGCCTGTATCCGCCAAGCGTGCCGGCGAGCGAGACGAACGGGCCGAGGTGCGACGGGCCGTGTTCGAGCGAGACGGCGGGTGCCTGCTGATCGGGCTCGACCCCGAGCACCGCTGCATGGGTCGGCTCACCTTCCATCACCTGAAGAAGGCCAGCGGAGGCGGGGCCTACTCGATCGACAACGGAGCCACGCTCTGTGTCGGCGGAAACGACGAGGTTGAAGATCGGCCGCTGTGGGCAACGGCGCTCGGGCTGGTGCGTCGGTGAGAACGGCGCAGCCATCGTTTCGAGTCCACCGTGCCATCGAGAAGGCGGATTGGACTCCCGCCGCCGACGGGTTGGCGGCGCTGATGTGGCACCGATTCGAGTTCCGCAAGGGCCGGGGTGACTACCGGACGGTCCACCTGTTGGCGGGCGAGCGTGAGGTTCAGGTGTCGATCAGTCCGTCCGGCCGCTCGGTGCGGGTGTTTGTCGATGGGGTGGAGGCGTGACCGCCGAGGTCCGAATCCTGCCGATGACCGATTCGATCGGGTCAACGACCTTCGCCCACGGCGAGCGAGGCGAACTGGACTGGGCCCACCGGGAAGCCTGTCTCTGTGGCGTCGAGTACTACATGGACTGCCCGCACTACCTCGACGGCATCGACAACATCATGTCTCTGGTCCTCTACCCGTCCGCCGATTCGTGAGGCCCGGCCGCAGCGGTACCCGAGCTACAGGACCCCGAGAGGTCGCCCGCTTGCGTACCCTGCTGGCGTCCGCTGACGCCGCCATCGCTGCGCTCCAGGTCGCCAACGCCGCCCTACGTGCCGAGCTAGAGCGGCTACGGGCTCAGAAAGTGGCCGACTCCGACCGCTGACGGGGGGGGTAGACAAGTCCGCCCTAGTGCATTAGTATGGAGGTTGCCGACCATCCGAGGAGCGCACTATGGCCAACTTCCCCCCCACCCCCGAGCAGTCTGAGGCCCTACGCCTGTTCGCCACCGGAGACGATCTGGTCATCGAGGCAGGAGCGGGCACGGGCAAGACTTCGACCCTGTGTCTGATCGCTGAGTCCACTGGTCGCACAGGCCAGTACATCGCATTCAACAAGGCCATCGTCGTGGAGGCATCCGCCAAGATGCCCCGCAACGTCACCTGTTCGACCGCTCACTCGCTGGCCTATCGGGCCGTTGGCCACAAGTACGGCGCCCGTCTCCGGGGGTCTCGCCGAATGAGGTCGATGGAGATAGCCCGCCTGCTCCGTATCGACCCGTTCGTGGTCACCTTCGGCCAAGACCGCAAAGTGATGTCGCCGGGGTTCCTCGCAGGCCTGGCAATGCGAGCCATCACCCGGTTCTGCCAGACCGCCGACCCGGCGCCGACCGCCATGCACGTTCCCTACGTCGAGGGAATCGACCTCCCGCACCCTGACGGTTCCCGAGGATGGGCCAACAACCGGGAGCTGGCAACGATCCTCGCTCCCGCTCTCGTTCGCGGTTGGGCCGATCTTGTGCGACTGGACGGAATGTTGCCCTACAAGCACGAGCACTACCTGAAGCTGTGGCAGCTCACGAACCCGACTATCGGGGCCGACTTCATCCTGTTCGACGAGGCACAGGATGCCAACCCTGTGCTTGCCGCCATCGTGGATGCTCAGACGCACGCCCAGCGGGTGTGGGTCGGTGACTCCCAGCAGGCCATCTACGAGTGGACCGGCGCTGTCAACGCTCTGGCCAGCTTCGAGGGCAACCGGACCCACCTCTCCCAGTCGTTCCGCTTTGGCCCCGAGGTCGCCGCTGTCGCCAATCAGGTGCTTGGGTACCTCGAATCTCCCCTGGTACTCAAAGGCAACGAAAACATCGCTTCGGTCGTCGGCCCGGTCCCTACCCCCGACGTGATCTTGTGCCGCACCAACGCCATCGCCGTGGGTGAGGTGCTGACTCGCCAGAAGGCGGGGCAGTCCGTCCACCTAGTCGGCGGCGGGGCAGAGGTCGTCGCCTTCGCCAAGGCGGCCGGCGAGCTGATAAACGGCCAGCCCACCTATCACCCGGAGCTGGCATGTTTCGATACATGGGGTGAGGTGTTGGACTACGTGGACCACGACGAGCAGGGAGGCGAGTTGCGGCTGATGGTCAAGCTCGTTGAGGAGTTCGGCGTAGCCATGATCATCCAGGCTCTCGACCGGATGATTCCCGAGGCCGGCGCCGACGTGGTGGTTTCTACAGCCCACAAAGCCAAGGGCCGGGAGTGGGACTCGGTGCAAATCGCCGGGGATTTCCCCGGATCGGCCGACGAGATCCCCGCCGACCCCGAGCTGCGGCTGCTGTACGTGGCCCTTACCCGTGCCCGGCGGGAGCTGGACCACAGCCTGGTCGGGCTGTTCGCCAAGCCGCAAGAGGCGAAGCCCGAAACGCCCGAGACGACAGCCGAATGCGTCCTCTGTGGGCGCCAGGATTCGACCGTGGCTCGTCGGGACATTGCCAGCGTGGAGGCTGTCGTCTGCGACGGTTGCGTGAACGAGGTGGAATCGGTCCACTAGATCGGCCGGGCAACCGGCAGAGCGACCCGACCCTTGGGGAAGTGTGTCGGCAACCAACCGCCTCCGGGAAAACCGGGGGCGGTGTCGCGTTCGCTCTTGCGCCCGGCCGGTGAGTGCATTAGTATGGCACTACCGACCACGAAGGGAGCACCGATGCACGCACAGTCCGGGTACAAGGTGGCCGCCAGGCAGGCGAAGGCCGAGAAGATGGCCGCCGTTCTCATCGCTCACGGCGCCGACGCCGCCACCACCGCCGCCTTGGACGACAAGGGCCGCAAGCTGACCGCCGAGCTGGCCGGTACCCGCCCCCCCAGCGACCAGACGTGGGAGGTCGTGGTGGATTGCGTGCGGGCGCATCGTCACTTCTACGGCCCGGTCAGCGCCACTACCGAACTGGCCGACCGGATCGACTCCGGGCGCCTGCTCAGCGACTACGCCCCCGCCTGCATCGCCTGCGACTCCCAGGACGACGACGTGGCCATGCGAGAGGTCCAGCGGGGCTACACGGCCCAGCTCTGCGCCCGCTGTGGCGAGGATGCCGGCGTGCTGCGGGAACTGGCCGACGCACCGTGAGCGCCCTGGCCATCTACGACGCCGAGGAGGAGTGGCGATCCGCCGCCCTCTGCCGCCCCGGTAGCGGCATCCCACCCGGTGTCTGGTTCCCCGAGCGAGGCGACACACGAGGCGAGGAGCGGGCCAAGGCCATCTGTCGCCAGTGCCCGAGCCTGGTCGAATGCCTCGGCTACGCCCTCAACGCCCAGGAGGCCCACGGCATCTTCGGCGCCACGACCCCCGACGAACGGGCCCGGATGCTCCGCCGGTCCCGTCTGCCCATCGGCGGATTGGGTCGGCTGTGAGCCTTCCTGCGCTGTTCCTCGCTACCCAAGCCGCCGACGTGTGCGAATGGCCCGACGAAGACGACGAGTTCGCCTGGGGCCTCGACCTCTGCGACCCCGACCTGAACCCCACCCTGGACATCAAGTGGGTCCTGTACCCCTCCGAAGGGGCCGGCGATGTGCTGGCCGTGCGCTCGGTCGGTCACGACTTGGGGCCGATGGCGTGAGCGACTACGCAGCGTTCCTGGCGTCGAAGTCTCAGGATGACAGCGAGTACGGGTTCGATCCCTCATGGGTCCCTGAGTTCCTGTTCGAGTTCCAGCGGGACATGGTGCAGTGGTCAACCCGTAAGGGCCACGCCGCCCTGTTCGAAGACTGCGGGTTGGGCAAAACTCCACAGCAACTAGTATGGGCCGAAAACGTGGTCCGGCACACCGGGCGCCCGGTGCTGCTCGTTGCTCCGCTGGCCGTGACCTTCCAGACCTTGGGCGAGGCCGAGAAGTTCGGCATCGAGGCCGCCGTGTCTCGGAATGGGCAGATCACGGCCGGGATCACGATCACCAACTACGATCGCCTCCACCTGTTCGACCCATCCGACGTCGCTGGGATGGTGGCCGACGAGTCGAGCGCCATCAAGTCGTTCGACTCCGAGCGCAAAGCCCTGGTGACCCAGTTCATGCGGCGGTTGCCCTACCGCTTGCTCTGCACCGCCACCGCCGCCCCGAACGACTACATGGAGCTGGGCACGTCATCGGAGGCCCTCGGCTACCTGGGGTATCAGGACATGCTTACTCGGTGGTTCACGAACCGGGACCCGCTGTACAAACATGGCCGGTCGTACGGGGCAACCAAACGGGAGGCATGGCGATTCAAGGGCCACGCCGAGGAACCGTTCTGGAAGTGGGTCGCCTCGTGGGCCCGTGCCATGCGCAAGCCCTCCGACCTCGGGTACTCCGACGAGGGTTTCGTCCGCCCACCTGTGGCCTACCAACAGCACATCGTGGACGCCCGCCGTCCCCCTGAGGATCGCCTGTTCGACGTGCCCGCCGCTCGACTGTTCGAGGAGAGGGAGGAGGCCCGGCGCACGCTGAATGAGCGGTGCGAGAAAGCGGCCGAGCTTCTGTCGGATGCACCTGTGGCCGTGGCGTGGTGCCAACTGAACGACGAGGGCGACCAGCTGACGGACCTGATCGACGGCGCCGTGCAGGTCCGGGGTTCGGACAGCGCCGATCAGAAAGAGGAATCACTCCTGGCGTTCAGCCGGGGAGAGATTCGGGTGCTGGTCACCAAGCCGGCCATCGGCGCCTGGGGCATGAACTGGCAGCACTGCCACCGGACCACCTACTTCCCGAGCCACAGCTACGAGCAGTTCTACCAATCGGTGCGCCGGTTCGACCGCTACGGCCAACAGCACCCCGTGAGGGTCGATGTGGTCACCACCGAGGGTGGCCGCAAGGCCCTGGCGAATCTCCAACGCAAGTCGGCTCAGGCCGACCGGATGTACGACAGTCTCGTTGCCCACATGGCCCAAGCTCAGGCCATCACCCGTTCAGAGTCCTACGACCGAGAGGTAATGGTTCCCGCATGGCTATAGCCGATTCGACCATCACCGACTCCTACGCCCTCTACAACGGGGATTGCATGGAAGTGCTCCCGTCGATCCCCGACGGCTCAGTCCACATGTCGGTCTACTCCCCACCCTTCGCCACCGAGGGAGGAGGTGCCCTGTACCACTACAGCTCCAGCGAGCGGGACCTCTCGAACACCGACAGCTACGAGCAGTTCTTCGAGCAGTACCGATTCATCCTGGCTGAGATCACCCGAGCCACCATGGCGGGCCGCATGTCCTACGTCCACTGCATGGACGTTCCCACCGGCAACAGCGGCGGGGATGCGTTGGCCGACTTCCCCGGTGACATCGTCCGCCTCCACCGCCAGCTCGGCTGGTCCTACGTGGCCCGCTACCACGTTTGGAAGGAACCACTCGCCGTGCGGAACCGGACCATGAAGAAGGATCTGGCCCACCGGACCATCGTGGAGGACTCCACCCGGTGCTCGGTCGCTTCGGCGGACTACCTCCTCGGGTTCCGCCGTGCCGGGGAAAACCCCGTCCCGGTCGAGCACCCGAACGGACTGATGGAGTACGCCGGGTCCCGTCTCATCCCCGCCGAGCTTCATCGCTTCCGAGGGTGGACGGGCAAGCAGACCGAGAACCGCTACTCCCACTGGATCTGGAGACAGTACGCCTCGGCCTTCTGGGACGACGTGCGGATCGACCGGGTCCTACCCTTCCGAGAGGCCCGAGCCGAGGAGGACGAGAAGCACTGCCATCCCCTGCAGCTCGACGTGATCGACCGCTCCCTAGTGCTCGGGTCCAACCCTGGCGAGACGATCCTGACCCCGTTCATGGGGGTGGGGAGCGAGGTCTACGCCTCCGTGCTGGCAGGGCGAAAGGCCCTCGGGGTGGAACTGAAGCCCACCTACTACCGCCAGGCCGTCGCCAACGTGGCCGCCGCAGAGCAAGGCACAGTGCGGGAGGTCTCCATGTTCGACGAACCATCCCCTGTCGGGTGAGCACCTACATCCCCTGCGAGCACCGAAGCGACCGCCACGCCGGCCCGAGCACGATCATCAACGCCGACGGTTCGCTGATCTGCGCCACTGACTCGGCCCTGATCGCTGCCATGCTGCGCCTGGTGTTGGAGCAACGCCTAGCCGCCCTGCCCCCTCACTAACGCATCCTGGCCTACCATCGAAGCCATGCCAGCTACGAAACAGACGCCGGCCAAGCGCAAGTCAGGTAGGCCCCTCGCCATCGGCCCCGACGTGCCCCACGTAGCCGATCGGATCATCGCCCTGATCGAGGGCAACAACCGCCCCGAAGCGGCCGCCGCTACCGCAGGCGTGAGCAAGGAGACGCTGTACGCCTCCCTTCGCCACGGGCGCCGGGTGATCGACGGTCGGGTCCCGAAGGGTCACAGGCTGACGGAGAAGGATCGCTACCTGGCCAGTTTTTCGGACCGGTATGCCCGCGCATTGGGCCATGCCGAGACCGGGACGATCGGCTCCGTGATGGCCGCTGGCCTGGCGGAATCGGTCGAAACGAGGACGACCCGCAAGCTCATCGGCACCGTGGAAGGCCCCGACGGACGCCCTGAGCCGATCTACGCCGAGGAGGTCACGACCATCCGCCGGCCGCCTGACGTGGCCAACCTGCGCTGGGTGGCAGAGCGCCGTTTCGATGCCTGGGCGCCCAAGACCCGCAACGAGCACAGCGGCCCCGGTGGTGGCCCCATCCCCGTCGAGCTGCAGGTAGAGGGCCTGATGGCCAAGTGGGCAGCCGCTCGGGACGAGGCCGGCGAGGACCGCCCCGAACTGGGGCCGGGAGGCGAGGTCATCGACGTGGCCGAAGTGGTCGAGGAGTAGGAAATCTTCGGGTCGGTGGGTACTTTGTGTTGAAACCTGGCGGGGTAGTGGGTACAATGTGTACATGACGAACACGGCAACTCTGACGGGAATCACGAGCACGCAGGGCCAGTGCGAGGCATGCGGCCGGGAACTCGGGCGGGTCTTCACCGTCCGGTACACCGACGGCACCATCGCTGAGCTGGGCCGACGTTGCGCCGCCAAGGCGACCGGATGGGCTGCCGGAGCGGTCGAGCGGGAAGTGAACCGGTTGGCATGGGTAGCTGCACGGGACGCTCGTCGCGCCACGCACCGGGCCGAGCTGGTCGCCCAGGGCCACGGCGAGCGGATCGAGTGGCTGGAATCGCACGCCGGGACCATCACCACCTGTGGCTCGCCCTACGCCAACAACGCAGCCATCGTCCTCTCCGACATCCTCGACGGTGCCGATCACCTGCTCGGGCAGGAGGTGGCGGTATGACCGCCGATACGTGGTCCCCCTCCGCGGCCCGAGGTCTTGCCCACTGGGCCAGCCAGGCCCGAGGGGCGACGGCAAGGCGGGATCGGCTGGTTTGCCAGATGCACGACCAGGGCGCCAGCTACCGAGCCATCGCCGAAGCGGCCGGCCTCAGTGCCGCTGGTGTGCGCCGGATCGTGGCCCGAAGGTCGACACCTGAGGGCGGGTAGGCTGGCGGGAAAGAGATCGCCCCGCACCGCGACGAACGGCCGGGGCTCGACCAGGAAACGAGGTCCTGATGGCAGAGACAGTATCCCGAGGCGGAATCTACGAGGCGGCCTACCCGAAGCCGACCAGCGACGGGATGACGACGAGCGAACTGTTCGACGCATTCTTCGGCGCTAAGTCGTTGGCCTACGGTTCTGGCCTGAAAGAGGCCACCGTGACCGTATCGGTGCTCTTCGATCCCTCGATCGTGTCGCTGGAGCAGATCGCCCGCAGAGTGCGGGAGCGTCTACGTGGTCCCGAGGTAGTCCCGAACGATCCGCCGCCTACGTCTCTGTTCCTGGGGATCGACCCTAAACAGTGGTGGCCGAAGCACCGGTTTGCTTGGCGTGCCCGAGGTGCTCACGCCTGGGGCAGCGAGGAGTACGTGTAATGGCCGACCAGACGCCAGTACCCCACCGGCTCGACGGCACCGAGGGCCTGACGCTTGCCGAGGCCAAGCACCTACGCCAGCTCGAAGCCAGGATCCGCAAGGTCGAGAAGGCGGCGGGAGAACAGACCGGCGATGCTCTGCGGGAGATCCGCGACCGCCGGCTGTACCGGGCCGGGCACTCGTCGTTCGAGTCCTACTGCCTCGACGTCTGGGGTTTCTCTGTCCGTACAGGAAACCGCCGAATCGCTCTCGCCGTCGAGAGCGCCGATCACCATGAATTGACGAACCCCGAGCGCGAAAGTGCTGGTCAGTCCGGGACACCGCGTCCCACTTCGGCTCCGATCTCCCAGCGTGAGGCGGCCCGGCGACAGACTGCCCGGCGCCGAGAACTTGAGCCGATCGACACGACCGCTTCCGGTTCTGTGACTCGCGATGAGAGCGCCGAAACCGGAAGCCACGCCCCCGAGGAGGCGAGCCCCCCAGCTCCACCCGTGCGCACCCCCTCGCCTCCTCGGGCCAAGCCTCAGACGATGGTTCCCGAAGGAGGCGGAACGGTCGGAGAGGAGTCAGCGGTCAAGGAGAAGGAGATGTGGGGCAATCTCCCCGAGCGCATGGCCGTCTCCCGGTTCCTCGCCATGCTCCGGTCCTACGATCCGGCCGAGCTGGGAGCTGCCATGTCCGCCGAGGAGGGTACAGAGGTTCGGGACTTCGCTGTCAAGGTCGAGTGCGCCTGGGAGATCAGGAACTCCCCTGGTTTCCCCCGCCTGCGTCCTCCGACCGTCCGTGGTGGCACGGCGGAAGCGATCCAGCGCCTGAACAAGCGCCACGCTCCCGAGCCCGAGGGCAAGTGCCACCACCCCGTCAGTCGCCGACTCGGAGACGGATGTGGACAGTGTGGTGAGAAGGTGAAGCGGTGAGCGAACTAGACGACCTACAAACCGCCGCCGTGCTGTGGCACTGCCAGCGGTTCCCTCACGCCGGAATGGAGCACGTAGCCCTCAAGACGTGTGAGGAAGCAGGCGAGGTCGCCAGGGCCATCAACGGCGTACTCGGCCGGAACATGGCGACGGGTGGTGGCGACGTGGGAGGCGAGAGCGCAGACGTGCTCATAACGCTGCTCGTCCTGCTTGGTCGGTGGTTCCCCGCGGTTGACCTGATCGGAGAGGTTCGGGCCAAGCTTGCCATCCTGGTAGATCCGACCAGTGGCCATGCGGCGGCGCTGGATGCTGAACGTGACACCGCCCCGTAGGGTGCGTTAGTATGGTCAGTACCGACCGACAAAGGGAGAAGCCATGCAGCCAGAAGTGACCATCAACGGGTGCACGTACGTGCCGAAGGCGTCATGCGCCACCGTCAAGATCGTGATCCTCCAGCGAGGATGGGTCATGGTCGGGCGCTGGTCCCGAGACGGCGACATGTGCTCGCTCGACGACGCCTCCGTCATCCGGGTGTGGGGCACGTCGAAGGGCATCGGGGAGCTGGTCACCGGACCCACGTCCACGACCAAGCTCGACCCGGCTGGCCACGTCGAGTTCCACGTCCTGACCACCGTGGCGATCATCGATGCCGAGGAGGACAAATGGGCAGCGTCGTTGCGCTAGTCGGTTCGCTTGGCGAAGACAGCCAGGCGACCTACGGCTCCGGCTCCGGCTACGGCTCCGGCTACGGCTACGGCGACGGCGACGGCTACGGCTACGGCGACGGCTACGGCTACGGCGACGGCTACGGCGACGGCGACGGCTGCGGCGACGGCTACGGCGACGGCTGGTGACCCCCACCAGACCCGTCGTCCGGGTGCTGTCGGCCATCGGGGCGTTCGCCCTGCCTGCGGCGCTGGTGACCATCGGCGCCACCGACCCCAGCCCCGAGCCACGTCGCAGCGTCCACCGGGGGGAGATGGCAGCCGCCAACCGTGACCCGGTGCGCTTCTCGCCGCCCACCACAGCGGCAACGATCGTGGAGCCTGCAGAGGCTGTGCCTGTCACCCCCACGACAGGTCGCCCCCAGCGGGCTCCACGTACCTCCCGCCCGAGCGCTGTGCCAGTCGCCGCCGGCAGGGGGTGCTCCTTCGCTGGGCCTACCCCGCCGGACTACATCCGACAGCGGGAGTCAGGCGGCGACTACACCGCCCGCAACCCATCGTCAACTGCCTCGGGCGCGTGGCAGATGTTGGATACCACGTGGCATGCCATGGGCGGAACGGGTAGCGCCGCCAACGCATCCCCTGCCGAGCAGGACTGCCGAGCGGCCATGCTGTGGGCCTCGTCGGGGTCATCGCCATGGGCGGCTACGAGATGACCCGCATTGAGTCCTACGCCGTGGCAACAAGGACAGGCAAACGGCCGAGGCATGTGCGGCACGTGCAGAAGGATGGCGCCAACTCCGCCTTGTGCGGCAAGGGTCCGGTCCGATTCGTCGGCGAGGTAGGACAGCCGTACGGCGAGGGCTGGCCCTTCTGTGACCGCTGCGCAGGGTTGGCAGGTCCCAGCGTCATGGCGACCTGGCTAGGACCTTTCGAATGAGCGAGCCCATCGACGTTGACTACGAGGACCCCGCCGACGGCATCTGTAGCCGCTGCTGGCTCTGCGACCAGGAGACGGACGGGCTGTACGGCCGGGACCAGGACCTGTGCTACCGGTGCGGCATGCGGGGCTGCGTGGACGATCTGTGCCACGGCCAAGGTTTCTGCGACTGCCCATGAGCGAGCCCATCGACCTGGACGACATTGAGGCCCGAGCGGAGGCGGCAACGCCGGGACCGTGGAACTGGGAGGTGCATCTCAACGATACAGAGATCGACTTTGCTCCAGGAGAGCAGGCGTTCTACTGGACGTGGGAGGTCGGCGGAGAAAATGCGGAGCTAGGTGGGGCCGAGTTTGAAGATCCGGCGCCAAACGTCGCCTTCATCGCCCACGCCCGCACCGACGTGCCCGCCCTCATTGCGAGGGTGCGGGAGCTTGAGGCCGACCGGGAACTAGCGGCCGGCATCGACCCAGGCAACATCACCGACCCGGAAACGCTTGTTCGGTTGGGTGCCCAAGAGGCCATGGGGGTGGCTCGGTCGGAGATCGTGGCTCTCATCGCCAGGGTGCGGGAGCTTGAGGCCGCCAACGAGCGGCTGCGCAACCTGGCCGCCGCCCTTGTGACCGAGGGGGCGCTGTGAGCAAGCCCCGGCTGCTGGACCTGTTTTGTGGCGCTGGTGGTGTGAAGACCGCCGGTCAGTGGCCGGGCAGCGCACCATTCGTGATGAGGCCCCGATCGACCTCCTAGCGCTCGGTGAGCATCTGCTGAGCCTGTCCGAGGAGGCCATGGCTGCCAAAGCCACGGCTGCTACCGACGACGAGCGAGCCTTGATGGGCCAAGCCATCGAAGCGGTCATGGCCAGGGATAGGTCCCAGTCGTGGTTGATGGATCCGTGCGGGTGGATCGATGCGTTCGTGGACTTCTCTGGGGTGACTGGCGGGAAGGATCTGGCCGGCTACCAGCGGGATGCCCTCGACGAACTGGCCGTGGCTGGTCGCCTGGCCGTTCGATCGGTCCACGGCGCCGGGAAGACTGCACTCGCTGCGCTGACCGTGCTCTGGTTCGCCATCACCAGGGATCAAGCGGGCATCGACTGGAAGATCCCGACCACGGCCACGGTCTACCGCCAGCTCCTGCACTACCTCTGGCCCGAGATCCACCAGTGGGCCACTCGTCTCCGGTGGACCGATCTCGGCCGGGAGCCCTTCACCCGCATGGAGATGCAGGTGACCCGGCTGAAGCTGTCCCACGGCCAGGCGTGGGCGATGGCGTCCCATGACGCCGTGGCGATCGAGGGCGCCCACGCCACACACCTGCTGTACGTGTTCGACGAGGCGAAGGGCATTCC